TGGCGCGACTGGGAAGTGGTTAAGGAGCAGAACAGAAACGACTGGAACTTAGATCGTGAGAGTATAGTGTCACGGATACAAGGCATGAGGCTTAGAGTGATAAATGCAGCCATAAGAAAGGGACACTTACAAACCGCGACACAAGCACTTAAGGATCTTGGCGCTGTTGTTGGGGAAGTGGCGCCTGAGCAACAAGCAATGTTGGCACCAATTCTTAACATCACGGTGGAAGAATCACGCCCGAAAAACCTTTCATCAGGGTCTGAACCAGTTAATATCACTCCCGCGCTTGAATCAGTGCCAGAAAACCTTTCATTAGATGCCGAATAAGCCTTTCATAACCTTTCATAGTCGCGGCCTTTCATAGCCTTTCATTGCCTTTCATTACAGCCTTTCATAGCCTGGGGCACCAAGGCACTAAGGCACCAAGGCATAGCGCAGGCGTATTGCTAGGGCAAAGTTAGGGCAGAGTTGACCTCGGGCATCCTACCACGGCACGGCGCGCCCAATTGAGAACAGGTCTCAATTATGTAGTGTGTAAACTTTTAATACTTTCTTTAGGTTTCCCGCGGTTTGGCTGCCTGTTTGGCTGTATTGTATGAGAGCGCCAACCCAGCGCACCCAAACCACCCTACAACCAAATGACCTTTACTCACTTAACCAAACGATCGGCCAACGTTAAAACCGGCCCAATTCCCGTTTCTACTTCTTCCCGTAATAACTGCCCTAAAACTTGCCCTTTTCGCTCAAACGGTTGCTATGCAGAATCCGGAAAACTTAGATTGCATTGGGATAAGGTGACAGCGGGGGAACGTGGCACAGAATGGCAAATTTTCCTAGATAGTATTAAAGCTCTGCCCGAGTCTACTTTCTGGCGCCATAATCAGGCTGGTGATATTAAAGACCCTAACACCGCAACCGGAACCAAACAGCTGGCACAATTAACTAACGCTAATCGCGGCCGGAAAGGTTACACTTACACGCACCACAGACTAACACCTATCGGGGTGCAGAATCTAAAGGCTGCCACATCCCAAGGTTTCACAGTTAACGTTTCGGCTGACAGTGAACATGCTGCAGATGTTGCGATTAGTAAAGGTTTAAGAGCCGTTTTTGTTGTTAACTCGAGCGAAACTAGAAAGTTTTGGCGTACGGCGTGGGGTAATCGGGTTGTTGTTTGCCCCGCCCAACTGCACAAGACTATGGACTGTAAAACATGTAAGTTGTGCCAATCGCGGCCGCAGAATGTGGCAATCGCATTTCTGGCACATGGTAACGGTAAGAAGAAGGTTGAACAGCTCCTAGGCTGATACAATACAAGCAAGCACCAAACCAGGTGCCCCAAACCACCAAACCAAATCCCATGTCTAAAACTCTCTGCTTACGGTTTACGGTTGACCAGGATTGCCCCGTGGATGAGCTATTGGCCGATGGTAGCTTCTATGAGTATTTTCCCCTATCCGATGGTACTACCCAACTGATCGCCAAAAACATTCCCTACGATCTGCTAGACGTTATGGATGCTGACGCTTTGGGTTCTTTTTGTGGAATCGATTCCGAGTTTTTGATTGCTGCAGAAGTGCTTGATGAGGTTGAAGCATGAGGCGCGCAATCCTTTACAGCTCGCTCATTATCGCTTGCAGCACGACATCCATTCCGTTAGCGCTTTTTTGTACCGGCTGCGGCTTCTTTTTTATTCTGAAGGGTGAAACCTAAAGAATTGTTAAGTTGAGGCTAGCCACTCGCTAGCCTCTCCCTTTTGTGCTACAATAAAACCAAGCACCAAACTAGGTGCACCAAACCACCAAACCAAACCCATGAAAAGCTCCTTGATTTTTGCCAGTGTTGCCGGTTTAGCCTATCCTATAGGTTTTGTAATGATTCTTACTGGCATGCCCCCATTCGCTTGGTTGCTGATTATGCCAGCGGGAGCGGCTTTGCTAGTTGCGGAAACCAAAAGAACAGCTTAACTAACTCAAACCTACTAGGCCCAAGCTCACCCTTGGGCCTTAGCTCAAACGTACTACCCGGGGTAGGGTAGGAGTTCTGGCGGCGTGGAGCACCGTCCCGGGAACCTACTGGTACAATCTCAACCTACTCTACCCTACTACACAACAGGGGGTAGGGGTCGAGTTCCTGTAGAGTAGTATCTAAGTACCGAAAAAATAACAAATCGTGTCGAACACCGGCTTAACATTACGCCACGCCCAGGGTCAAGTATTCAACAATCGCTCACGTTTCCGCGTCCTCGTTGCCGGTCGCCGCTTCGGTAAATCATATTTAGCCTGCATCGAACTTCTGCGTGGAGCAATCGAACGCCCCGGCGAAACATTCTTCTACGCAGCGCCAACATACCGAATGGCCAAAGATATTGCGTGGAAAGTATTAAAAAAGCTAGTCCCACCAGCTTGGATAAAGGCAAAAAACGAAACCGACCTAAAGCTGGAGCTAGTAAATGGCAGCACGATCGAACTAAAAGGCACTGAAAACGCAATGGCGTTGCGCGGCAGAAGCCTATCTGGCGTGGTACTAGACGAAGCCGCCTTCATGGACCCCGAAGTCTGGTTCGAGGTGATCCGCCCCTCTCTTGCAGACAAACAAGGCTGGGCCTTATTCATCTCCACGCCGGATGGAACAGCCTCCTGGTTCTACGACCTCTGGTGTTACGCCGAGGAAGCCGAAAAGGACTGGAAACGCTGGCAATTTACCACTATCGACGGCGACAATGTACCACCCGCAGAGATCGAAGCAGCACGAAACCAACTCGATAGTCGTACTTTTCGCCAAGAATTTGAAGCCAGCTTCGAAAATTTAAGCGGTTTAGTCGCAATCAACTTCAGCGACGCCAACATAAGCACCGAAATCAAAGATATTCCGGTACTCCCCCTACTGGTGGGCTTGGACTTCAACGTATCCCCAATGTCCGCCGTGTGCGCCGTCAAATATCAGTCCGAACTATGGGTATTCGACGAAATAATCCTCACCGGAGGCGCCACCACCTGGGATTTCTGCGAAACCCTAATCGACAAATACGGCATGGAGCGGCGAATCATCACCTGCCCCGACCCAACTGGCGCGGCCCGCAAAACCTCCGGCGTTGGAGCAACCGACCACTCAATTTTACGCAAAGCGGGCCTCACCGTATCAACACCCCGCTCCCCCTGGAAGATCCGCGACAAAATAACCTGCGTAAACATGGGTCTCCTCGATGCCGCCGGAACCCGCCGCATCAAAATCCACCCCCGCTGCGTGGAACTAATCAAAAGTCTGCGCACTCTAACCTATACACCCCACACAAACATGCCAAACAAAAATCTTGGCGTGGACCACTCATTCGACGCCCTTGGTTACATGTGCCTACAAGTATTCAACCTGGCCAAACCAGAAAACATGGGCTCCACCGACTTCCGCGTCTGGTGACCTATACTGGAACTACCTGCGCACACGCTGTGATGTACCAAGACAAGAACAAAGGAGATAAAAAACCCATAAAAATGATGCCCGAAAACCCCAAACCCAAAAAGAAAAAGCCCGGCAAAAAGTAATGACTGTTACCACCACAATCTGCACCGGAAGTTGCTCCAACCTATCAATTGACTTCGAGACCGACACCCTCGAAGTAACAATGATGTTTCCAGTTCCCGAGAGTGCCTACAACATCGCCTCCCTCGTCCACCGCCTAGTTGACGGCATCGAAGTAATCGTGGGTCAAGAAGAGGACGAATAATGGCAATCGACGGCGGCACAATCCACGACGGCGAACTAACGGTATGGACAGAAGGCAGCCGCACCACCACCGGCTACTTCACTTCCATCGAAGCCGTAGCCCACAACTGGGTCTTCCAGGTAACAGTTAGCGGCCTAACTGGCGGGGGCAAACAAGCCGTATTCAACTACGAAGGTTCCCTCGATGGAACAAACTGGGGCCACCTAACCGTAGTAGCAAAGAAAACCGGCGACGTCAGCACCATCGACGCAGACGGAACATACATGTACTACGCACAAAACCAACCCAGTCGTTTTATCCGGGTACACCTAATCACCCTAACCAGCACAAACACAGCAACAGTATCTGTCAAAATAGGAGCAATGTAACTTCCCTCATGACATATACCGGCGCAGTTGGCACCGTCAGCAAAAGCATCAGCGATACCCCCTTCACCCGTTCCCTCGACGCAATCGCAATGACTGCGAGCTGGAACGCAATGGCCGCCGTGACCCTCGGCTCCGACTTCATCCGCAGCCAAGCCGCCAGCTACCTCCCCCAAGAACCCCGCGAAACCGACGACGCCTGGGAATCCCGCATAGCCCGCTCCGTCCTCTCGCCCTACACCCAACGCATCATCGAAACCGCAGCTGGAGCAATCCTGCGCAAACCCATCCACATCGAAGGCGACGACTACTGGAAAACCTTTTCAGAAAACGTAGACGGTCTCGGCTCAGACCTAAATGAATTTGCCCGCCGCATTTTAGTATCCAGCCTGACCTACGGCCACAGCGCAATCCTCGTTGACTACCCCCCAGCCAGCGTTGCCCTCAGCCTCGCCGAAGAACGCGCACTGGAACGCCGCCCCTACTTCGTCCCAGTCGAAGCACCCCAAATCTGGGGCTGGCGCCAAGAAACCACACTACCAACATCCCCCCTAACGCAAGTCCGCATCCACGAATACACCACCCAACCGCAAGGCGACTTCGGCGAAACGCAAGTGGAGCAGATGCGCGTCATCTACCCCGGCAGCTACGACTTATACATCCAAGGCCAAAACAGCTTCATTCTGCACGAATCCGGCGAATTCACCCTCCCCGAAATCCCCCTAGTACCCATCTACGCCAACCGCCTAGGGATGTTACGTTCCCAACCACCACTTCTTGACATTGCAAATCTTAACATTACCCACTACCAACGCCAAGCCGACCTAATCCACGCACTCCACGTCGCCGCAATGCCCATCCTGATTCTAGAAGGCTGGGACATGGACACCAACGAAGTATCGGTCGGCGTAAATTACGCCCTAGCGATGCCACCAGGCAACAAAGCCTATTACGTGCAATCGGACGCCACAAGTTTTGCCGCCCAAGCAGCAGAAATAACAGCAATCGAAACCCAAATGTCCACTCTGGGCATCACAAAACTGTTCGGCCAGAAATTTGTAGCCGAATCCGCCGACTCCAAGCGCATCGACCAAGCCCAATCCAACTCCGTCCTAGCTGTCCTCAGCATGGAGGTATGTTCTGGCCTCAAACGCGCCTTCAAAATGGCCTCCCAGTATGTAGGCATCGAGCCCCCTGAAATATATCTGGATCGTGATTTCGACTTCTACCGCCTCATCGGCCAAGACATAACCGCAATCACCGACCTCAACACCAAAGGCAAACTATCCGACCAGACCCTGCTCGAAATCCTCCGCCGAGGCGAAATCCTCCCAGACGACCTCGACATCGAAAACGAACTGGAACGCATCCAAGACACCCAAACTGCATACGAAGAACCTGATGAAACCTCACCAGAACCGGAAAACGAAGTGGAAACTGAACCGGCCCCCGAAACATTACAAACCAACCAAATCGACCAGCTTATTGAATTATTGTCGCGCTAATGAGCACCAAAAAAGATAATCTTGTCTTAAGTGTAGTCACATCTATCATACGCTTAACAAAGCGTGTAGACGCCCTAAATAACATTTTATCCGGCAAAACAGACCCCACCTCTACCAAAGGCAACACAGGCGACTGGTACATAAACACAAAAACTTACGAATTGTTTGGCCCAAAAACAGAAACAAGTTGGGGGACCGGCTTACCTCTATCAGGCGGTGCCCGTCAAACTGAACTAACAGTTGGCGGCTCAACAGGAAGTACTGTAGGAGAAACAGGTCCCGCCGGACCAACCGGACCAGCAGGACCACCTGGAGCCACCGGAGCAACAGGACCTACCGGCCCCACCGGAGCAACAGGTGCAACTGGAGCCACTGGCGCAACGGGAGAACAAGGTCCAGCGGGCGCCCAAGGCCCACAAGGAATCCAAGGTCCCACAGGTTTAACAGGCCCCACAGGCGATACTGGCGCAGCCGGTCCCACAGGCGCAACCGGACCTCAAGGCGAGACCGGTGCAACTGGCGCAGCAGGTGCCACCGGAGCTCAAGGCCCTCAAGGACCCCAAGGACCCGCCGGAACCAACGCAACAGTCACCGCCGGAACAGGCATATCCGTAAGCAGCGGCGTGGTATCCCTAGACCCTAATTACGTCTACGACGACGGCACGTACTAAATTTGTATTGTAGTAACATTACTATGTCCCGAGACCTAATCTTCCGTGTCTGAACAACAACTCGAAACGGCTCCAGTGGAGACCGCTATTGAGCAGCCCGTGGCTGAACCAACCGACCTCGCAATGCAAATCGAAGCACTGCGATCCAAAAATACGGAATTAATAGGCGAACGCCGCCGCGATAAAGAAGCCCGCGAGGCCCTACAACGCCGCCTCGACGAAATAGAAGCCGCCCAAAAAACCGCCCAACAACAACAACTGGAACAATCCGGTGAGTTTCGCACACTTTGGGAAGAAGCACAAAAAACAAACGCCGATCTCCGCGCCCAGCTACAAGAGCGCGAACAGAAAATAGGCGAAATCCAAACTAACTACAGCCGCGAACAACTAAAAGCCCGCGCCATCTCCGACCTATCCGCAGCTGGAGCACTTGCACCCGACCAGCTCTACCGCCTCGTACAAGACGACCTCCAATCCAAAGATGGCACTCCCGTTGCAATCAAAGGCGGCGTCGAAGTTACCCTTACCGAATATGTAGCAGGATTACGCAACCCAGGCAGCGGTTACGAACACCACTTTGCAGCACAAAACCGCGCTGGAATGGGCACAACAACAGCGCCACGTCCCAGCGTATTACCAGGCACCACAAACCCATTCCGCCGCGAAAGCTGGAACATAACCGAGCAAGTTCGCCTGCTTGCTGAAAATCCAGACGTGGCTAAACTATTAAAAGCAGAAGCAGCA